AAACAATTTGTTATTTTCATCAAAGAAAGGTATCACCAATCTTGGATGATCCCCCACGAGTGAGGGAAATTTATTTGGTATGATTGTATTTACCCACTTATAAAACTTAGGAGCAAAAAACAATTCATAGTGAAACTTCGTAGGTATTTTTCTACTATCTATAAATCTCTTTACTGGATGGTCATATTTTAATGATGATACTTTTTTGAGAGATTTAAGAGGTGAAGTTCCTTTCATAAAATTAGGTTGAGTGAATTTACCAATGTCTTTTGGTTCATCGCTCTTTTTGTACTTTTCAAATATATAGTCATTCCAAATCTTTGAGTCTAGGAATTTTAGTAAGTTTGAGAAACTTTTTCCTATACCACAGTTATGACATTTATATATAAGATTCTGTTCTTTACGAAAGATAAACCCACGAGCTTTACTCTGGGACTTTTGAGAATCACCACAATAAGGACAACGAAAGTTCCAAAGAAAATCATTTGTTTTCTTGAATCGTGAAAGTTGTGCTGAAACTAAATTTAGATATTTTTGTTCAATATACATAAAATATACTATACACCACTAAGTGTATGTTGTCAAGATAATATAAGAAATTTTTGTATAATAAATCCTACTACGATTGAACCACCAATGATTAACCATCTCCACTTTTCTAACACACCAACTCTACCTGCTAATTCATTTCTAAGTTGTTGCATTTGTTGTGCTTGTTCTTTATGTTGTTCCGTAATCATTTCAGTAAGTTCTTTATAGTTTGATGTAACTCTGGAATGTAGTTCTTTGATATCATTTGTAAACTCTGTGTTTGCTCTTGATTGTGCTTCTTCTTGATTTGCAATCTTTTCTTCGTGAACTGCAAGCATACGATTTACACATGACGATACATCAGTAATCTTCTCTATCGCAACATCAAGTCGTGAAAAGATTACTTTTATATCTGATACTTCTTTTTTAAGAAGTGCAACCTCTGTGTTTATATCTTGGTTCATGTAATTATTTATCTCTTGTCAAAATTTTGGAGAGTATCTAAATTTGACTTTTTACTTTGTCATTTTTATAATGCGCATTGACATAACCAACCATGATAGGATCAAAAAATTGTCTTTTCCATTTAAGCATTATTTCTGGAGAAATAAGATACTCAGAATCTACATGGCCGACCAACCTTTCTCCCCAATTATGATCCTTTTGTTTTTGTTTGTCCTCTCTAATAGCTTTTAAATCCTCCTTAAAATCTTTTATTAGTTCTAAGGGTAGCTCTGCTTTAGCCAAAGTTGAGCCAAAAGGTTTAAATAATTTAAAATTTATTTTGTCTGACACAATTCCTCCATATTATATAAATCAGATATTGGAATACCATAACAATAAGGTCTTGATTGGATTCCAAAGTTAGTTAAATATTTTTCATTTATATTTCCATCATTTAAATACCAACCCATAATGGTAAAATTAGGACTTTCATCAATTACCAAAACAAATTTAGCTTTTTTATCATTAGGTCTAATAATTAAATAATTTTCTGGTTTTTTATATTGGGATCTAATTTCAATATTACCTGAAATATCAGTATCAGTATATTCCTTATATTCATGGGAATATGAACCATTCCAATATTTGTCGTATGCTTTGCAAAAAGCAACTTCTGAGCAAGCTCCAGAAATACCTAAAGCTATCTGCTTGTCAATTGTACCTTTAAAACCATGACCAAAACCTCTATTCATTTTAAGATTTTCAACAAATCTTCTTGTTGCAACATCTGCTGCCATTTGTATTTCAAAAGGTTCTAGTTTAATTTTAATCACAATGTTTTAATTCTCTTTCTTTCAATTCTTTTTCATATTCCTCTATGGTTTTGCCAAGCACACAACGAAAATAACATGAAGCACAATAATGTTTATTATTTTCAATTATATCTGATGATTCTTTGCATGAACAACAAATCTTATAATCTCCATACATATTAGGGTGTTTTTCCTTTCCCATAAATCATTATTGATTTAATACTTATTTTGAGCTAAAAAACAAGCAATATTTGTATAAATTATGTATTGACTATGTATTTATTATAAAATATAAGAAAATCAATGTTAAAAAAAATTGGGAAAGAATTTACTCACAAAAAAAATGGTGGTTGCTTTACATCTACACACATGTCGCCAAGTCAATTAAATAAATCAATTGACCAATGGTTTTATGATTATATTGTTTTAGATGAAAAAGAGAGAAAGAAAATACCAGCTAATTTAAAGATGATTTTTGGTGGTCTTGCAGGTCAAGCATTCCAAGATATGATAGTTCATAATTTAACATTAGAAGAAGTAATGAAAGGTAAAAAATGAGTATAGAAATTATAGCTGCTAAAATGCAAAGACAAATAAAAGACTTAGAGCATGACCAAAAAATAAAAAGAAATATGCTTTTAGAAAGAGATGAAGAAATAACGAATTTAAAAAAAGAATTAGATAAAAAGCAACAACTAATTGATTTTTTAAATAAACAATTAATGGAGGAAAGAAAAGATAATGAAAAAACAAGAAAAAATACCAGAAGAAAAAAGTAAAGGTTCTTTTAAAGATAAAAGAATTAAATGCTTACAAGATATAAAAAACATACCAACAGTTGAGATTAAGAAAAAACAATATGCAATTGTTGTTGAAAGACATAAACATTTATTACAAAGTTTTCCTGAAGCTAGATTTAATGAAGAAGTTTTACACCATGATAATGAAAGAGTTATTGTGAAAGTAGAACTTTATATTGGCGATACTATTTATAGTGTAGGTCATGCAGAGGAGTTTAGAAACAGCTCATTCATTAATAAAACAAGTGCATTAGAAAATGCGTCAACATCTGCTTTAGGAAGATGTTTAGCTGCCTTTGGATTATCAGGATCAGAATTTGCTAGTGCCGAAGAATTAGTAAATGCTTTAAATAATCAAGGTGCAACCAAACAATATTCAATTAAAGAAAAAATAAATAACACAACCAATATGACAAAGTTGACTGAAATTTTTTCTAATTGGACTAAAGAAAATGATTCTATTTCAGAATTATTTAAAAAAAGAGAAAACGACATAACAAAAAATGGAGGTACTAATGTCAAACAACAATGGTAGTAAGCAAAAAGATTTTGCACTATTTGAATATAATCCAAGTGATGAGAGAGCTATTAAAATAAGTTTCTCAGGAAATGTAACTTTGGATAATGGTAACAAAGGCACAATATTAGGTGTGAAAGGTCAGAGCAAAGATGGAACTAAAAGATTTTTAAGAGTCTTTGCACAGGTCGGAACACTTTGGAAAAATGACGAAAATTTTTCTGGTTCAATGAATTATCCTGAAGCTGGAGGAGAGAAAAGTCTTATAGCTTGGTTAAACAAGGAAGGAACAATACTTTCAGGTTATAAGAATGATCCAAAGAAGGATAATAAAAAGCAAGAAAGCAAACAACAATCTGCTCCCTTTTAGTTGGTGAAAGTTGTTTTTTTGTTTCTATTAGTTGTAGCAAGTGAGAGTAGTTATGAAACTATAAAAATTCCCTATGGGTTTTCATTATTTCCTCTCACTTGTGAAGAAATTTTTAACAAAACAGTAAAGTTTAAATACATAGAAAATAGCGGAACTTATGCAATTTATAAAAACAAAGTTGTTTTTGGTCATTACTGCAAAGACGAAAATGGAGATTATTATTTAGGATATGGACAACATTAAATTTATAAACAATTTAGAAAAATTACTTAAAGAAAAAGAAAATAACTATGGCAGCTTTGACCATACTAGCCAAGTTTGGGCTAATTATTTGTCAGATATTCTTTCAATAGAGAATAATAAAACAGTAAGAGTACCTGTAAAAACTTTTGGAGTAATGATGATTTTTTTAAAATTATGGCGAATTATGCAATCTAAAGAATTTAAAAGTGATTCTTTTTTTGATATTGAGGGATATGCAGAACTGCTAAAAAGGTTGGTAATCAATGAAAAAAACAAAAAGTAAAAGACCTATGACTCCTAAAATGTTGAAGCTATTGCAATATATTAGGAATTATAGTACAAAATATGGATATAGTCCTACATTCACAGAAATGTGTCAGGAATTGGGCTATAAAAGTAAAAATTCTGTTTCTTCTTTAATAAAGAAACTAGAAGAACGAAATGAGCTAAAAAGAGATTATGTTGGCTATAGTAGAAATATTATATTAAATGAAAAAAGTAGAAAAAATATCTCAGTTTGAAATTACAGCTCATATAAAAGAAATTTTTGAAGGTGAAACTATTGAGGAAGCTACTCAAAAAGCTAACCAATCAAAGATACCTAGTGAAAATGCTGAAATATTAGACACCGACAGCAAGTTCATTTCAGGTAATATTAAAAAAATCGGTGCGGAGAGTGAAAACTCTAATGTTGAGCAACAGTAATACTAGACTCTACAAACAGCTAGAGCAGAACCATAAAAAGATTATGAATGGTCAAAAAAGACGACAATGTGTTCATAGCTTAGATGCTGTTAAGGAATATGTTAAAACATATAGAAGAATTGTAGAAGCTGAAAATAAAGATGCTATATTTTTATATAGCTAAATAAATTATATTAAAAGTTGTATAAACTTTATAGGGATAATATACTCTTTTTTAAAAAAGGAAGGAAAATATGAAACTATCAGACAATGGCAAGTTCAATTTTGAACAAGACAAACAATTTTATATTAAAGTTGGAAAGAGAATTAAAGAAGCAAGAGTAACTAAGGTAAATGAATTTACAGGTAAAGAATTTAAAATAACACAAACCAAAGTTGCTGAAGCTATCAAAACTACCTTTCAACAAGTAGGCAAATACGAAAAAGGTGATGACAGAATACCTTTAATTAATTTATTTAAGATTAGTAAATTTTTAAATAAACCAATTGATTACTTTTTGGAGGACTAATGTTTATACCTGTAGAAGAAAAACTTAAAAAAATTATACCTGATTTAAATTATAGAGATGAATTTGAACATTATAAATCTATCTTACCTAAGATGATAGCTAATGGTCATAAAGCTCATCAAACAATATCTGGGTATGATAAGTGCAAACCTGAGATAGAAGCATTTAGATGGTTTGATGGTATTAATATTCCTATTCATGGTTATTGTGATTTAAAAGGTGATATTATTATTGAAGATAAATGTAAGTTTCCAAGAAAAGGTAGAATAAAGAAAGATGGTACTAGGTCTTGGACAACTGCAAAACTACCAGAAGAAAGACCTGATCCATTTCATTTATTGCAAGTAGATTTTTATTGGTCAGTATTTGAAATGCCAGTTTATCTTTGTTATATCAATGAGGAGTCCTTTAAAGTATTTCATGCTGATAACTGCGAAGAATTAAAACCAGAAAATATAAAGAAAAGAATACCAATCATTATTCAAAAATGTAAAGTAAGACAAAACTTACTACAAATTAGTAGTGATCCTCAAGTTATAAAAAATTATATCCAACCTAACTTTGATACATATTTTTGGAGAAATGATTTAGATGAAAATTATCTCAAAGATGCTAAAAAATTCTGGGGATATTAATTTTTTTTAAAACACTAAAAAACCCAAAAAGTGTTTTGTTGTCGCACCAACCAGATAACACCCTAAAACTTCAATCGTCTATTCGTCAATAAAAATATTTTTTTTTCAAAAAGTGAAAAACCCAATGTGGTATAATGGGTTATGAATAAATTAATTCATAGAAAGGAAGTTAGATGAGAAACAGTAAAATAGATAGAAGGCTTGTCGGAAACTACGATAAACAAGACAAGCAATTTTACTTCATCATTCAGAAATGGAATGGCGATAGATATGAAAATGTCAGCAGTTTTGAAGCTGAAAGATGCGAAGTAAATGGTCTTAAAGAGCAATATCAAGACCAATAATAAATAAAACAGGGGGAGGTTAGCACCCTCCCTCAAAAAAAGGAAGGAAAAAAATATGAAAACGAAAATAAAAAGAAAAAATAAATTTGGCAAAGTTACTGATGTTGATATTGTATTTGGTAACGAAATATTTAGTGCCTCTATGTCTGAACGATACCCTAAGTTAGGTACTTGGAGTCTTTCTAGATATAGACCAGAGTTATCTTTGAGCTTTATGAGAATGTTTGCTCCTGTAGGTTTTAATTTTAAATCACTTGCAGAGATAAAAAAGTTT